GGCTGTAGGCTTTGGTAGGAAAGTGAGGAACTTAGTTGATTCTGACAGCTATAAAGACATATTTCCGGAAGTCGCTCTACAAGCTGACTCTAAAGCTGCTGGCAGGTGGGCCACTAACTTTGCAGGAGAGTATTTTGCGATTGGTGTTGGCGGTGCAGTTACGGGTAAAGGCGCTGACCTCCTCATCATTGATGACCCGCATTCGGAACAAGAAGCTGCTTTGTCGGAAGTAAACCCTGAGATATATGATAAGGCGTACGAGTGGTACACATCAGGCCCTCGTCAGCGTCTGCAACCGGGCGGTGCTATCGTAATTGTTATGACACGCTGGTCAAAAAAGGATTTGACAGGTCAAGTACTCAAAGCAGCAGCTCAAAGGTCGGGAGAAGAGTGGAAAGTGATCGAGTTTCCTGCACTTTTACCCTCTGGAAGACCACTTTGGCCCCAGTTTTGGTCATTAAAAGAGCTTGAAGCCTTAAAAACCGAGCTTCCAAATGCAAAATGGCAGGCTCAGTACCAACAACAGCCCACTTCAGACGTATCTGCCATCATAAAAAGGGAATGGTGGAAGATTTGGGACGAGGAAAACCCTCCATATTGCGAGTTTGTGATCCAGTCTTGGGATACGGCGTTCCTAAAATCAGAAAGAAGTGACTATTCTGCGTGCACAACGTGGGGAGTTTTCTATCTACCAGACGATAGAGGCATTAATCAGGCCAATATTATCTTGCTAAATGCGTTTAAAAAGCGTATGGAGTTCCCAGAACTCAAGCAACGTGCGTTTCAAGAGTATAAAGAATGGGATCCAGATACTATTATTGTTGAAGCAAAAGCCGCAGGGTCTCCACTAATTTTTGAGTTGCGTGCGATGGGCATACCCGTGCAAGATTTCACTCCTACTAAAGGTAATGATAAGATAGCAAGGTTGAACTCAGTATCCGACTTGTTTGCAAGTGGAATGGTATGGGTTCCAAACACAAATTGGGCTGAAGAACTGGTTGAAGAGGTTGCTTCTTTTCCATCTGGGGAGCATGACGATATGGTTGACTCTATGTCACAAGCTCTTATTAGATATAGACGAGGTGGGTTTATTCGGTTAGAGTCAGATGAGAAAGACGACATTCAGTATTTCCGTCGTAAGAAAGAATACTATTAAGGATAAATATGACTATTGACAAATCACTATATGCAGCCCCAGAAGGGTTGGAGCAACTCATGGGTCAGGGTAATCCTGATATTGAGATCGAGATCGAAGATCCTGAAGCCGTACACATTCATGCAGGGGATATGGATATTAGTATGGAGAAGGGTACTGATGAGGATGAGTTTAATAAAAATCTTGCCGAAGACATGGATGAGTCAGAACTTCAATCTATGGCAAGCGAGTTGATTAGTGATTATGAAGATGATGTAAGTTCTAGAAAAGACTGGATGCAAACTTATGTAGACGGGTTAGAACTTTTAGGCATGAAGATTGAGCAACGTGCCGAGCCTTGGGAAGGCGCTTGTGGTGTGTTCCACCCACTACTAACTGAAGCGCTTGTTAAGTTTCAGTCTGAAACCATGATGAGCACATTCCCCGCATCGGGGCCAGTAAAGACCCAGATCGTAGGCAAAGAAACCCCAGCCAAGAAAGCCGCAGCAGTTCGTGTGCAAGATGACATGAACTACCAGTTGACAGACGTGATGACTGAGTATCGCACAGAGCATGAGCGCATGTTGTGGGGCTTGGGACTATCTGGTAATGCGTTTAAGAAAGTGTATTTTGACCCACACTTAGATAGACAAGTATCCATATTTGTGCCAGCGGAAGATATTGTGGTTCCATATGGCGCAAGTAACTTGGAATCTGCTGAGAGGGTTACGCATGTGATGCGTAAGACCGAGAACGAGCTACGCAGGTTGCAGGTAGCTGGGTTCTATAGAGATATTGACCTAGGCAATCCAGATAATATATTGGATGAGGTTGAGAAAAAAATTGCGGAGAAGATGGGCTTTAGAGCCACAACGGATGACCGGTTCAAGATTTTAGAGATGAACGTCGACCTTGACTTGGAAGGCTATGAGCACAAGGGTGAGGATGGAGAACCCACCGGCATTAAGTTGCCTTATATTATTACTATAGAGAAAGGAAGCCAAAAAGTTTTGGCTATTCGTCGCAACTGGGAACCAGACGACGAGATGTTCACTAAGCGTAACCACTACGTGCACTATCCATATGTGCCCGGCTTTGGGTTCTATGCCTTTGGATTGATCCACTTGGTTGGAGCGTTTGCTAAGTCTGGCACTTCTCTTATCCGTCAGTTGGTGGATGCAGGTACATTGAGCAACCTGCCCGGTGGCTTTAAAGCAAGAGGCTTGCGTGTAAAGGGAGACGATACACCCATAGCACCCGGAGAATGGCGTGATGTGGACGTGCCCGGTGGCACTATTAAAGATAACTTGTTGCCTCTGCCATACAAGGAGCCAAGCCAGACTTTGATGACTCTCTTAAACGCAATCGTGGAAGAGGGTAGAAGGTTTGCTAATACTGCTGACTTGCAGATCAGCGATATGTCAGGCCAAGCCCCAGTCGGTACGACACTGGCTATTTTGGAGCGCACACTCAAGACCATGAGTGCAATTCAAGCTCGCATCCACTATGCGATGAAGCAAGAGTTGGGTCTCTTAAAGAACATTATTGCCGCTTACACACCAGAAGATTACTCATACGAGCCTACTGAAGGCAGCCGCAAAGCCAAGCGTAGCGACTATGATAATGTGGATGTGATACCTGTGAGCGACCCTAATGCGTCCACAATGGCGCAGAAGATTGTGCAGTATCAAGCAGTGTTGCAGTTGGCGCAACAGTCTCCTCAGTTATATAACTTACCACTCCTACATCGCCAGATGTTGGACGTGCTTGGCATTAAGAATGCCGAGAAGTTAGTACCGATGGATGAGGATCAGAGACCCACAGATCCCGTGTCTGAGAATCAGAATGTGCTCAAGGGCAAACCAGTCAAAGCGTTTGCTTATCAAGATCACAAGTCACATATTATTGTGCATATGTCTGCTATGCAAGACCCACAAGTCGTGCAGTTATTGCAGAACAATCCCGCAGCACAAGCGCTTCAAGCCGCTATGCAAGCTCATATTAGTGAGCACTTAGGCTTTGAGTATCGTGTACAGATTGAGCAGCAGCTTGGTATGTCTCTACCTCCACAACAGGATGAGAGTGGTGAAGAAATTCATATGGATCCCGAGGTCGAAGCAAGATTGGCTCCGCTACTTGCACAAGCTGCACAACAGTTACTGCAACAGCACCAAGGTCAGGCTGCTCAACAACAAGCCCAGCAACAAGCTCAAGATCCGCTTGTACAAATGCAACAGCAAGAGTTGCAACTCAAAGCACAAGAGCAAGCTCGCAAGACGCAGAAAGATCAGACTGATGCGATGTTTAAAGCACAACAGTTGAAGGTTGATGTGTTAAAGAGTGTGATGCAGTCACGCAATCAGAAACAGATGGAGTTGGTTAATACAGGGGCGGACGTGTTAAAAACAATGTCGCAACATAACCATGAGAAAAATACGCAGATTGCTGACCAGAACCATGACCAAGGAAAGCATGAAGCTAATTTATTATCGCAAGGACTAAGAAATACACTTAATAGGAAATAAAAATAATGGATGTGTTTGATGTTTTGACAAAAGAAATAGACGGAAAAATTTCTCAGGTTAAGGACTATCTGTCAGAAGGAAAGGCCGAAAGCTTTGAGGAATACAAAAAACTTTGCGGGGAGATTCGTGGTCTGCTCACTGCAAGGGGTTACACACTAGACCTGAAACGTAACATGGAGAGTTCTGATGAGTGAAATACTATTGGGTACAAACCCCAATAACCCGCAAGTTGTCGGTATATACAACAGCGAGGCGACAGGAGCCGAGAAAGGTAAGTTATTACCCAAACCTACTGGCTATCGCATTCTTTGTGCTATTCCTGAAGTAGATAAAGAATACGACAGTGGGATTGTTAAATCTGACGAAACAATTAGAAACGAAGAAGTTTTGACTACCGTTTTGTTTGTTGTAGAGCTTGGCCCTGATTGCTATAAAGATGACAAGCGTTTCCCAACTGGCCCTTGGTGCAAGAAGGGTGATTTTATTTTGGTAAGACCAAGCGCTGGGTCGAGATTAGTAATTCACGGTCGTGAATTTCGTATTATTAATGATGATTCTGTCGAGGGCACAGTTGATGACCCCCGTGGAATTAGACGCAAATAAAGGAGCACAAAATGCCTGAATTTGAAAA